ACCAGTACGATCAGGATGTGCTCGGTTATCTGTGTGGTTACACGCAGTCTGCCCTTCACGCTGTAGCGGGCACTGTTAACACGACCGTCAACGGTTCTGTTGCAGTTGCTACGGCTGGTACCGATGAACTGCTTTCGAGCATGAAGCTTGAAGCAGACGACTTCGGTGGTTCGGCAGGTTCGTCTATTGGTATTGAGCCGCGTGCCGGTGGTGCGACTGACGCAACGCCCGGTTCTGGTAATGCCCACTTCCTCTCTGTCATCGCTCGTATGGCACGGAAGCTGAACCAGCAGAACGTTCCGACGGATGGTCGTTGGCTTGTTATTGATCCGGTGTGTCAGGAAATCCTTCAGGATGAAGACTCTCGCCTGTTCAATGCAGACTTCAGCGGTGGTAACTCCATGCTGAAGAACGGCCTCATTCTCGAAAACCTGCACGGTTTCAAAGTGTACGTATCGAACAACCTGCCTACTGTTGGCACGGGTGTTGCTACGACCGGTGGAACTAACGCAAGTAACTACGGCCTGATCGTTGGTGGACACAGTTCCGCTATCGCTACTGCTGAGCAGATCAACAAAACTGAGAACTACCGTGATCCGGATAGCTTCGCAGATATTGTTCGTGGTCTACATCTTTACGGTCGCAAAATCCTCCGTCCGGAGGCGATTGTGAACGCTAAAGTTAATCTGGTTTAAGGGTAGGGAGTAACACCTAATGGCTACTATTTCAACTCTTGATCCAGCAGTCCACGGCGGAACTGCCCGCGGGCGTCAGCCCTACTTCGTTGAAGCATCTATTGATCTTGCTGCTGCTGCCACTGCTAAAGGTAGTGCTCTTGCTGCAAACGATATCATTACGTGCCTCAACATTCCAGCCAATACGGTTATTCTACACGCAGGTGCAGAATGTACCGCTACTCCGGCTGGTGGTACGTCGGACTCGTTCGATCTGGGTGTCACTGGTGGGGACGTAGACAACTTTGTTGATGGCTTTGCCCTTACGGGTTCTGCTGCGGCGGGTGACTACGCTCCTACTCCGGTTGCGTATGCTCCGGTTATTGTGGCATCGGCTGACACTCTCGACATGCTTCTGTTGGGCACTACGCCCTCTACGAGTGGTACTATTCGTGTCTTTGCTATCCTCATGGATATTGATGGGCACCAGAGTGCACGCACCGCTGATGAAGTGGATCGTGATACGCTTGCGTAAACAACAACGTAGATGCGTCTAACTATGGGTGTGGGTTACTGAGTATTCGGGCACCCACACCCACTTTTTTATGGATTTGTAAATGGCTAAGCCCGTCTCTAAAAAGACAATGTCCTGTAACGCACCAAAGCGTACCCCATCCCACCCAAAAAAATCTCACGTAGTAAAAGCGTGTGAAGGGGGTAAAGAAAAAATAATCCGCTTTGGCCAACAGGGTGTAAAAGGCTCTCCGAAAAAGAAAGGAGAGTCAGAAGCAGCGGCAAAACGTAGGAAATCGTTTAAGGCGCGACATGCTAAAAACATTGCTAAAGGCAAAATGAGTGCTGCCTATTGGGCTGATCGTGAAAAGTGGTAATTAACTAGATGGCTAATGTATTAGCAAACCGCGCTAGAATGAGCACTGCAACAACTGGCACCGGAACAATTACGCTCGGATCGGCAGAGACGGGCTATCAATCGTTTGCGGATGCGGGCATTAATGATGCTGATGTTGTAAGCTATTTTATCGAAGAGGATTCTAGTTGGGAGGTCGGTACGGGTACGTATACGTCTTCCGGTACTACTCTGACACGTACCGTTACTGAAAGTTCAAACGGCGGCTCTGCTATTGTACTTTCAGGTTCTGCTATCGTGACTATCGGGCTTCGTGCTGAAGATGTTAAAAATCTCATCTCAGCAAGCTCTACGGATACACTTACTAACAAAACAATTAACACCGCTTCCAACACCATTACTGTTGTAGAAGCTGACATTTCTGATCTTCAAAGCTATTACGCTCCGGGTGGAACAGATGTACCCGTCGCTGATGGCGGCACCGGAGCAAGCACTGCTAGTGATGCTCGTACTAATTTGGGTCTTGCAATTGGCTCTAACGTACAAGCATATGACGCGGGTCTAACAGACATAGCTGGGCTTGCTGTTACTGACGGTAACATTATTGTTGGAAACGGTGCGAATTGGGTTGCAGAGTCTGGCGCAACAGCCCGTACATCGTTAGGCGTTGGTACAGGCGACTCCCCACAATTTACAGCGATTGAACTCGGTCATGCTGCCGACACAACTATATCTCGTATGGGCGCTGGTGTTATTGCTGTGGAAGGCGTTGAGGTCACTACGAACTCCGCTACACAAACCCTAACCAACAAGACTATTGACGCAAGTAATAACACAATAAGCAATGTCGATTTAAGCTCAGATGTTACGGGTAATCTTCCTGTTGGGAATTTGAACAGTGGTATCAGTGCGTCTTCTTCAACATATTGGAGGGGCGATGGTACGTGGGCCGCAATTGCTGGCGGGGGCGACGTTTCAAAAGCGGGAACGCCTGCGGATAGTCAGCTCGGTGTATGGACGGGCGACGGCACAATTGAAGGTGACTCCGCCCTTACGTTTGATACAACCACGGATACGTTGACGATTGCAGCAGGCGGAGGCTTTAATTTCGGTGCAGTGGCGATTTTGGCTGATGCTGCCGGCACTACGACACTAAGCAACATAGACGCTCTTGATGCTACAACTGAAGCAACTATAGAAGCAGCTATTGACACTCTGTCAAACCTCACATCTGTTGGCACAATCAGTACAGGTGTATGGGAGGGTACAGATGTTGCGGTTGCTCACGGTGGTACAGGAGCAAGCACAGCGGGGGGTGCGCGTACCAATTTAGGTCTTGTTATCGGTACGGATGTGCAGGCTTACGATGCAGGTCTTGCTGACGTTGCGGGTCTTGCTGTAACAGATGGTAACATTATCGTTGGAAACGGCGCTAATTGGGTAGCTGAATCTGGTGCAACGGCCCGTACATCGTTAGGTGTCGGAACCGGTGACAGCCCACAGTTCACAAGTGTTGAAATTGGACATGCGTCAGACACAACGCTTGCCCGTGTGAGCGCAGGACTCGCTTCTATTGAAGGTGATACGATTGCTCTGCTTACAGCCACCCAAACGCTAACCAACAAGACAATTGACGCAAGTAATAACACGATTAGCAATGTCGATCTCGCTGCGGACGTTACTGGCAACCTTCCCGTAGCCAATCTCAATAGTGGCACGAGCGCAAGTTCCAGCACCTTCTGGCGAGGAGATGGAACATGGGCAACTCCGGCAGGCAGTGGTGATGTAAGTAAAGTTGGCACTCCAGTAGATAACCAGATTGGTGTGTGGACTGGTGATGGTACCATAGAAGGGGATGCCGCGCTAACCTTCGACACGTCAACGGATACGCTGGCTGTAGCGGCAAGTGGCAACTTCGCATTTGGTGCTGTAACTATTCTGGCCGACAGTGCTGGTACAACTACTCTTAGTAACATTGACGCACTAGATGCTACAACTGCTGCTGCTGTTGGTGCTGCTACAAAAACACTTACTAACACTACTTTCGATGCAAATGGTACTGGTAATAGTCTTAGCAATGTAGATTTGTCTGCTGATGTTACTGGCAACCTTCCTGTATCAAACCTTAATAGCGGCACAAGTGCTAGCGCATCCACATTCTGGCGTGGGGATGGAACGTGGGCTACGCCGGGGGGTAGCGGTACTGTAACGTCTTCTGGTACTCCTGTTGACGGTCAGATTGCAGTATTCACTACCACCACTGATATTGAGGGTGACGCGGCTCTAAGTTTTGATACGACAACGGACACACTTACTATTGGGGCGAGTGGTAATCTTGCTTTTGGTGCTGTAACTATTCTGGCTGACAGTGCGGGCACAACTACTCTCAGCAACATTGATGCTCTCGACGCCACGACTGAAGCAACGATTGAGGCGGCGATTGACACGTTGTCAAACCTAACGTCTGTAGGCACAATTAGTACAGGCGTATGGGAAGGTACAGACGTAGCTGTAACACACGGCGGCACGGGTGCCAGCTCAGCGCCAAATGCTCGTACCAATCTCGGTCTCGGTACCGGCGACAGCCCGCAGTTCACAGCAGTCAATATTGGTCACGCATCCGATACGACACTTGCTCGCGTGAGTGCGGGGCTTGCGTCTATCGAGGGCGACACGATTGCCCTTCTGACGGCTACGCAGACCCTCACCAACAAGACCCACACCAACATCATTCTGGATGGTTCTGTAACGGAAGAGGTCTTCGCGTGGTCCACGACGACCGGCAGCAACACAACCGAGTTTGACCCGGCGAATGGCACAGTTCACACGCTGACGCTCACGGGGAATATGACCTCCGTTACGGACAACGTAGCTGCGGGCGAGAGTTTCATTATCGGTATTAACGACGGCACTGCGTACACTTTTGCATGGCCAACGATAACGTGGGTAAACAACGCGGGCATCGCGCCAACGCTGGCGACGAGCGGTTATACATGGGTCGCCGTTTGGAAAGTTAGCACAACGCTCTATGGCGCTCTTGTGGGGGATGGCACATGATCTTAGCGCGAAAACTTCTCGGGGCCGGTGGGCTTGTTGGCGGCAGCGAAGCAACAACCGCTTTAACTGCCTACACTCCAACACTCTACAATACAGCGAGTTTGAGCGACACTAATGATAGTTGGACTGCCTCTTTAGGAGCAGGTTTTACGGGGCGTGTCATTTGGTGCTGTGTTACAGGTGCAGGGCCAATCAACACACCAAATCCGATTTCTAGTGTTACCATCGGCGGTAACTCAATGACAAAACTTATAGAAGTTGGAGATGCGGAACAGTGGAGTGGTTCCGCGACAATGACGCTGGCGTATTACTATTATCAAGATGATGGTGCTTTAGGCACCTCTGCCACATTAACTATCACTATGGACGAAATCCAATATCATTTAGGGGGGCTTATTTTTATCGTCGATGGTGCTGCCTCTCTTCTGGAAAGCTATGGCGGCAGTGCTGATTACGTGGGCCAGATGCCGACTATCGGTTCTGCGTTTTCTTCAACTTCGGCTAGTGGTTGGTCTTTTGCTGCTGCGAACAATCTAAACTCTGTTGTGTCTGGCACTGAGTTTTTTACAAATTTTTCTAATGATACAAAGATCGACTTTGGTACGAACGACTTCATAGGGTGGGCGTATAATAGCCCAGAAGACGGATCTTCTACTGCAATCTCGCATCCAATCAATTTCTACTCGGGTTCCGACACCAACAGAGCGGAACTATTTATTTCAATGGAGCCGGCATGAGATACATCTATGTAGATGACCAAAACAACATCCTGAAATGGCCTGTTACGGTCAGAGATTTAACGGCACAGCCACCGAGATTGGGGAAAGAGATAAATACCTCACTATCGCGCAACGTGACCGACGCGGGTTTTCCGCATCTCGGCATTTACCCTGTAACCGAAATCGAGCGCCCGACCATCAACAGGAGGACGCAAACGGCGGAGCAGGACGCGAACCCAGCACTCATTGGCGGCGTGTGGGTTTTTGGCTGGACTGTTTCAGCCAAATCGCAGACAGAGATTGATGCGTTCGATGCAAAGATTCGTGACGGCATCAAGAGCGAGGCAGGCGCGCGCATCATCCGACTCGCCCCCGAATGGAAGCAGCGCAACGCAACGGCTCGCGGATTGGAATTGCTGCGCAAAGGCGAAGCCAACCTGACTGCAGCAGAACAAGTAGAGATCGCAGCGATGGACGCTCTGTGGACTGAGGTAAAACGTCTCCGCACCGTGTCGGATCAGTTGGAGGCGATGGACCCACCCCCGCAGGATTATGCCGCCGATAAATACTGGACTGCCCCGTAATGTTAGGCGCTTCACCGTTAGCAGCATCTCCGCTTGTAGCCACATTTTCTGCGGTAGTAGCGGGATTTGACTACGAAGCTAATAAAGAGAATTACAGCCGATATCGGGTCGTGTATGTAAGTCGGAGATCTACGACTGCCGACAGAACGGTTCTAATTGCAGCGGGGCCTTCTCGTACAGTGTATGTTGCCGCTAGACTAAACGAGAATACTCGCACTGTTTTGATGAAAAGGTAAGAAGATGGCAGCACGTTGGCCCACAAAAGACCCTGATGAAACGCTGGATTACAGCGTTGATTGGTCCCGTCATTTAGGCACGGAGACTATTTCTGCTGTAACATGGTATGTATCTACAGTTGATCGAGCTAAGACACGAATTGATGCTGGAGAAACTTTGACGGTAGCATCTGGCGGTGCCGTAACAGATAGTATCCAAAACGTTGCAAAAACAGAGACGGACACTGTTGCGACTATCAATCTTGCTGGTGGAGAAGTTAACACAGAGTACACTTTCTACTGTAACATGACGGATACAGCAGGGCGTACCGTAGAGCGGTCTGTTAAAATTACCGTGAGAGAGAATTAAAATGGCGGATTACAATTATTTAGAGTTAGTTAACACGCTCAATCGACGGTTAAACGAAGTGGAACTAACAAGTGCTAATTTTTCAACGGCTGTGGGGTATTACGCACAAGCTAAAGACGCGATTAATGCGTCTATTCGCCATATCAATCAGCAAGAATTTGAGTGGCCGTTTAACCATGTTGAACAGGAAGACACTCTAACAGCCGGGACTACGCGCTATCCTTTCCCTGCAGACACAAAAGTAATAGATTGGGAAAGTTTCCGTATTCAGCAAGACGATACGATTGGTAACGATACAAAGAAGCTTGTTCGTATCACGTACGATGAATATCTTCAGTCTACCGTTGATCAAGAGTATGAGACCAGCACGTCAAAGCGTGATCTGCCCCGTTACGTGTTTATGGCTCGCAATTTCCACTACGGAATGGTTCCTGCTCCTGATGCAGCATACACTGTAACGTATGAATACTACTGCGCTCCTGTTGATCTAATACTCTACAGTGATGTACCCACTATCCCTGAACGTTTTAAGCATGTGATATCCGAAGGTGCAATGTACTACACCTACATGTTTCGCGGCAACCTTCAAGCAGCGGGTGTAGCTCTTCAGATGTTTGAGGCCGGCATCAAGACGATGCAGACGATGCTCATCAACGATTTTGTACGGGTATCATCTACAATGATCTCCCAAAATACAGGGTCTAACACTCGTTTGGGTGTGGCTATTGCAACATCGGGATCATCGCTGGATAATCTGTAATGGACGCATGGAAAACCTATCCGATTGAATTGCGCGGCGGCTTGATTACCAATCTAAGCCCTCTACAACAGGGTATTAACGCCCCCGGTAGCGCACGTATTCTACAGAATTACGAGCCGTCTATTGAAGGGGGTTATAAACGTATTGTCGGGTTTGATAAATACGATAGTGCTCTAATCCCCCCTTACGGTGCTCCTATTGTACACGGGGCCAGTCAAACGGGTACGACACTAATTATTGCCTCTATTCATAAGACACCGGAAGACGGAGATACGTTTACCGTTGCTGGTGTAGCTGGAACATATACGATTGACATCGGCGGCGTGTCATATGACGGAACCAACAAGAGGGCGACACTAACTCTTACTACATCATTAGATAGCAGTCCTGCTAATGGAGCGGTTGTAACTTTCACATCAACCACCACTAACCACATTGTTAACGGGATTCATATAGAAGATAGCTATAACATCGTAGCCCGTAACAACGATCTATTCAAAACAAGCGGAGCAGGTTATACACATCTTAATGTTCCGTCTTATGGGGCAGTGCTGGTAATGGGAGGGTCCCAAACTGGTACAAGTCTGGATGTAGACGGGTTAACGGCTGCTCCACAGGCGGGTGATACCTTTACTATAGACGGCGTTGATCTCATCTACACTGTAACGGCTGATGCAACCTTATCGAGTGGTGCAGCAACGTTAGCGATTAACCCCGCGCTAGATAGCAGTCCTGCGGATAACGCTGCCATTACGTTCGTTTCTAACGACAGGTCTTCTGCTGGTGTTGTCCGCTTTGCCCGATATAATTTTGATGGCACGGACACAGTTGTACTTGTGGACGGGGCGAACGAGCCAGCAACGTACAACGGCACCACCTATACTGTTATGGACGATGCGCCGTCAGATGTTGTTGGAGCAGCATACGTTGTAAACTATAACAACGCTATGTTCTACGCTAAAGGGTCTAACGTAATCTTTACTGCTCCGTACACGGCATCTGATTTTAGTGCCGCTAATGGTGGGGGTATTATCAACATCGGTGCGGACGTTACGGGTATGGTGGTTTTTCGTAACATTCTATTTGTCTTTGCTGAAACATCTATATCCACCATCAGCGGCACTAGCATATCAGATTACGTACTAGCTCCAGTTATACGCGACTTTGGCTGTATTCGGGGGGACACCATCCGAGAAGTCGGTACTGACATTATGTTTTTAGCACCTGATGGTCTGCGACTTCTTAGCGCAACGGATCGTACCGGAGACTTTAATTTTAATGTTGTGTCAAAAGCTATTCAACCTGAATTTTCAGCATTTATCAGTGGGGGAACTCGCTTTGTAGGTACGGTTATTCGTGCAAAAAGTCAATATCGGCTGTTCGCATATTCCGCTAGTGTTAATGCCCCAAACGCTAATGGTATCGTAGCTACTCAACTAGCCCCTGAAGGGGGTGACGGTATGGCCTTCTGTACATTAAAAGGCTTCAAAGTGTACTCAATCGATAGCTATTATATCGATGATGCAGAAACAGTCCTATTTGCACACGACGACGGGTATCTGTATCAGATGGAAAGCGGCAACAGTTTTGATAGCGCGTCTATTGAAGCTGTGTACGCCTCTCCGCATTTGCCTATCGATGACCCCCGTTTAAGGAAAAGCTTCCACAGAGTTTTATTTTACACCGAGCCACAGGGCTCTGTTTCATTTGCTGTTAACTTGCGGCTGGATTTTGAAGAGAAAAACGTAATTCAGCCTGCAGCTATTAATATATCGAATGGGGCAGGCGGTACAGGGGCTGCTATTTATGGACAGGCTGTGTACGGTACTGCTACTTACGGTGAGTCGTCTTTTGATACGACACTAGAAACCCTGTTAGTTGGAGCAGGCTATACAGCCTCTGTGTATGTGTCATCAAACGACACTAGCCCGCCGTATGTGCTTGACGCACTAACACTAGAATACGCTTTGCACGATAGAAGGTAAAATTTAAGATGGGTACAGGCTACACGCGGAACGATACTGGCAATAATATTGCTACTGGTAACACTATTGACGCTTCGGATTTGGACGGCGAATATGATGCCATTGAAGCTGCGTTTAACGCTTCAACGGGGCATACACACGATGGTACTGCTGCAGAAGGTGCTCCTGTAGAAAAGCTCGGGCCTTCACAAGACTTTATTGCTACTGCTACGGATATCCGACCAAAGGCCACTAACACGCTTGATATAGGTACGAGTGGGGCACAGTTCAAAGACCTATATATCGATGGTGTAGCTTACGTAGACGGCTTTGCTGAGGATACTCTGTTTGCTACGGATAAGAAAGTACAGTTCCGTGACGCGGGGTTGTTTATCAATTCCAGCACCAACGGGCAGCTTGATATTGATGCAGATACAGAATTAGAGCTTACTGCTCCCACATTAGATGTGAATGCTGCCACAGCAGTTACTGTTGATACCGCTAGCTACACGCTAACTGCTACAAACTTTGCCTTTGTAGGTGCGGGTGCCATTACAGGGGATTTGGATGTAGATAACCTCAATCTCAATGGTAACACGCTTATCAGTACCAATACTAATGGTGCCATTAACATTACTCCTAATGGTACGGGTGCAGTTGTCGTCAGTAAGATTGATGTTGCTGCGGGTGAGATTGACGGTACTGTAATTGGTGCTAACTCGGCTGCTGCTGCTACGTTTACGAACCTAACCGCATCGGGTACTGTTACACTTACAGGAGCTACTATAGCAAATGGTGGTACAGTTACTACCATTGACATTGATGGTGGAACGATTGATGGCGTTACAATTGGGGGCGCGAGTGCTGGCGTTGGGACTTTTACTACGCTTACTGCTACAACTACTAACGCTACAACAGTCGATACTACGAATATCGAAGTCACTAATATCAAAGCTAAAGATGGTACAGCGGCGGGCAGTATTGCGAATACGACAGGGGTTGTAACCTTAGCCAGTTCTGTACTAACTACTACAGACATTAACGGCGGTACTATTGACGGGGCGACTATCGGTGGGGCAAGTGCAGGTGCAGGCACCTTTACAAATCTAAGTGCAGGTGCAGGCACCTTTACAAATCTAACTGCAAGTGGTACAATTACTCTTACAGGTGCGACTGTTGCTAATGGAGGCTCAGTCACTACTGTAGATATTAACGGTGGCACCATTGACGGTACTACAATTGGCGGCTCTTCTGCGGCAGTAGGCACATTTACTACAGCTAATGCTACAACCGTAGACACCACCAATCTTGAAGTTACCACACTAAAAGCTAAAGATGGTACATCAGCAGGCAGTATTGCGGACGCTACTGGCGTAGTTACCATCGCTAGTGCGGTACTGACTACTGCTGATATTAACGGCGGTACAGTGGATGCAGTTGTAGGTGGTACCACACCTGCTGCTGGTACATTTACCGTACTCACAGCCAATACGAGTCTCGGTGTCACGGGTAACATTACCGTAAGCGGTACCGTAGATGGACGCGATGTTGCTACAGACGGGACTAAATTGGATGGTATTGAAGCTTCAGCAGACGTAACGGACGCTACTAATGTTGCTAGTGCTGGTGCTGTTATGGCAGACGGTACGGGTAATGATTTAACTGGTGATATCGTCTTTAGTGAAAAGGCGGATCATTCTAGCACCCCGAGTGCTGGTAAAGGGTACATTTGGGTTAAGAATGATACCCCTTCTAGTCTAATTTTCACGGATGATGCAGGCACAGACCACACAGTTGCTCCTGCTTCATCATCTGGCATAGGTAGTGTTGTTGAAGACACTACCCCACAACTCGGTGGAACACTTGATGCTAACGGCAACAGCATTCAACTTGATGATAACGGCATTGTTGCTTTTGGTACTGCTCAAGATGCTGAGTTCTTTACAGATGGAATAGACTTCTATCTTGACCTGAACGCGGGCATCAACAATTTCATTATTCGCGATGCCACTACAACTAGATTTACATTTGATGATGCAGGTGACTTTACTGCAACAGGTGATGTAACTGCCTATTCAGATCGCAGTTTGAAAGACGATGTGCGGCCTATTACAGACGCTCTAGATAAAGTAGACCAAATTAACGGTGTGACTTTTGTTAGAAACGATATGGACAGTGACGCTAGAAAAACAGGTGTTATTGCACAAGACGTAGAAGCAGTTCTTCCTGAGGTAGTTAGCACAGATGAGAATGGTATTAAAAGTGTAGCATACGGTAATATGGTTGGTCTTCTGATTGAAGCTATTAAAGAACTAAGAGAAGAAGTGAGAATTCTTAAAGGAGAAATACAATGAAATTAGATAGAGACTTTATGGATATCGACAACTTCAAAGCGGATAGTGATGGGATTGTTATATTCGTTGAATGGTCATATGACTGGACACACCCTCAGTTTCCGGGTACTACAGTTAACAGTAGGTTTGTAACAGAACTGCCTCCACCAGACCCCGCTGATTTTGTTAGTATTGAAGATTTGAATAAAGAAATTCTCTGTGATTGGGTCAATGCGGTTGAAGATAAGAGATTAGATATAATTTTTGAACGGTCTATTCTTGATCATATGGCGCATCAATATAAACTTGACCAATGTCAAACATTTTATTTAGGGTAGTAAGTTAAATGGCAGTTTACACACTTCCAGCCTCCGGTACTATTAGTCTCAGTGACATGCGAACCAACAATGAACTACAGTTACCCTCTTCCACTGGCCCTATTTCAATGGGTGCAATGCGACGACGGCAGCAAACTACTGTTGGAACTCAAATTCCGTGGAACACAGCTTATGAAGGGGCGGCGCAGAAGGGCAACAACGCGAATATCCCAACTTCAGGTGCTGTCAGTCTCAGCGATTATTATGGAGCTATTGGTTGGGTATATTGCATAACAGTTGCAGACAAATATTATTATAGAGGATCTGATGAGACTTATAGTGGTGGCGGGAAAGATCCAGAAGTACCGAATAACGATAGATATATAAGCATATATTGGGCGGATATTGAAGTGTATACTAGTTCAACTGGTTCCGGAGATCTTCCCGTAACATTTACAACTGGTGGATATACCTATGAACGGTATAGCAATTCAGTTACTTCTAATTATTACTTAATTACTAGATATTAAGGTATATAATATGACATTGATATACGACGAAGCCATAGATCAAGAAAAAATAAAAGAATTATCTGAATCTGAAATAGAAGAAATGTGTAAAATTTTATATGATACTACAAGACATAGAGATCGCGGTAAAATTTTACCAACTAAACCTCTTACGTATGAAAATGAACTAATTAACATCAAAAATTTACTTGACAAATCTATGTTCTTGCTAAGAGTTTGGGATGATAATAAATTAGTCGCATTTAGACATATGTGGAGTTCGAAAGAATACGAAATATTTAAAACCCCCCTTCCTGTAAATCCCGCAAAGAGTGATAAAAGATCAAAACTATTTAAAGCAATGCAGATTTGGTGGGAATCTGAAGGACTGAACATAAATGAATCTGCTATGGGTTATGCAGCTCTTCATTTAGATTATCATGGGCAGGGTATCATGACTAATATTCGAAACCAAGCCATTAAAGAATGTAAAAGTAGAGGTGTTACATGGATTATGGGATTTGGTCCAAGAGAAAAGATCCTGTATGAATACAATATGAAGTATTATGCAAAACATGGATTTGAGGTAGTCTTGTCTGATATTGATAATCCTACTGGTTACGGCAAAGGTTATTATTATAAAATATAAATAACACTATTCGCATATAATTTATAGACGAGGATACCTATATGTCACAACAAGAAAATGCGGCGTCTGCTCACAACAACGTGCAGCCAACCATTATCCTTAACAAGATCATCAAAACTTAATAGGGATATAGCGATGTCAGAAGAGAATAGCATATTGGACAGCCGTTTAGCAGGTGTTATAGAGACGTTAAGGCATCATGAGGAGATGTCATCGCACTTTGCTGATCGTCTCCGTAAAATTGAAACGTCTATTGCTGTCTCAGAAAGCAATAGAATGGCGTTACGCGAGTACTTTGATGAGAAGTTTGGGCATATGGAAAAGACTACATGTGCAAGATTTAAGAGACTTGAAGACGCACAAAACACGCAAAACGCAGCGTTGAGAACCATCTTATGGCTGATTATTGCAGCTATAGTTGGCGGCATAATGCAGTTTATAATTAGGGGCGGTCTCAATATCCCGCTTACAGGATAGATAAAGGACGATACTATGAATTTTCCGCGCTCTGTATTCACCCCACAAGCTATGCAAAATAAGATTGCGCCAGCTTTGGGGTACAACCAGCAGCCATACGACGAGTCAGGCTTTCATGCTTTTCTTGAACAAAACCCTGCGGCCAAAGCTCAGTATGATCGCTTTCAACAGGGCGCACTGCAAATGGCAAAAGGTGGTCTCGTGTTCAATACGGGTGGGGATACAGGATCCGGTGGCGACGGCTTTGCGAACAATATCTTTAATGATATCGGGCAAATCATCGGGAGCACACTCCCCCACATCAACAGCAACAGCAATCCTACTGACGACGGCAGTGGTAACGATAGCACAGACCCTCCGGATACTCCGTACGGACAGAGCGGTGTTGATCTTAAAACTCTCGAAGCAGATAGGCTTGCTGGTACCCTCCCTGAAACGGCTACAGTCCAGACACAACAGATACCCGTAACTCCTGAACAGCAGATCGCAGCAGGTACAGGACAAGTGGCTCAGACGCCTCCCACAGCCACCGCTACAAGCGCTACTGCTTCTCAAGCTACTGCCACACCTCAAACACCTACCGCTACTGTAGAGGCCCAACAGGCGTCTCCTGAAGTACAACAGGCTTTGAACGACACTAATGCTGAACAGGGCATTGTCAACACAACAATTGAAGCTGCACAACAGGGTGAGTCAGCAGTTAGTAACTTGTCAGCCGCTGTCGGTGAAGGCGTCTTTCTCAACAACCAAATTACACGAGAAATCCAGAACGGGGAAATTATCTCCGCAGCAGCTAATGCTGAAAAAGCTGCTAAGTTTATGGAGATTGAACAGGCTGCTACTGCTGATCCGAGCCGTAAGGCTATGGTTAAGGGTCAGCTAGAAGACCTGTACGCTGACTTTGACGCAGATACCCCGCCGCCGTGGGCTGCCGGTGCTATGCGAGCAGCTACAGCAGCAATGGCTGCACGGGGTCTCGTAGCTTCCAGTATGGCCGGACAGGCTGTAATTCAGGCGACTATGGAGTCCGCTCTACCAATTGCAGCAGCGGATGCTCAGACAGTTGCTACGTTTGAAATCACTAATCTTAGCAACCGGCAGCAACGAGCTATGCTGGCTGCACAACAGCGGGCCGCATTTCTCGGACAGGAGTTCGATCAGCAGTTCCAGTCTCGGGTAGCTAATGCAGCCCGCGTGTCTGACGTAGCGAACCTGAACTTTACTGCTGAACAGCAAATTCAGTTAGAAAACTCTCGTATAGCCAACTCTATGAACCTGCAAAACCTCAACAATAAGCAGGCTATGACTATGGCTGAAGCTGCTTCACTAGCTAATTTGGATATGGCTAACCTGAATAATCGGCAGCAGGCAGCCGTTCAGAATGCGCAGAACTTCTTACAGATGGATATGGCTAATCTGAGTGCTCGGCAACAGATGGCTATGTTCGACGCACAGGCAAGTATTCAGTCTATCTTTACGGATACAGCAGCACAGAATGCGGCGCAGCAGTTTAATGCTACAAGTGAGAACCAGCTTAACCAATTCTTTGCACAGCTTTCAACGCAGACTAGCCAATTTAATGCTGCACAAAGCACCGCAATTAGTCAATTTAATGCGGGACAAACAACCGCTATCGATCAGTTCAATAAAGATATGCAAAATCAACGGGATCAGTTCAATGCACAGAACTCTCTCGTTATTGCTCAATCAAATGCGCAGTGGAGGCGCCAAATTGCAACAGCGGATACTGTTGCCGTTAATCGTGCTAATGAGCTAAATGCGCAAGCTGCATTAGGTATGTCTAATACGGCATATAACAATGTCCAGCAGTATATGCGGGATTTGGTTTTCCGTTCTATCCTGTCTGGTGAGAATGCGCTTGATCGTGAGCAGCGGATTATTTCATCCATTTACAGTAATAATAGCGCTGAACGAATAGCTAGTATGCAGGCAGATGCAGCAGGTGATGCGGCATTTCTTACCGCCATTGCTGGCGGTGCTAGCGGCGTCGTCAGTGCTATTGATACAGCCAGTAAATGGGGTGTGTGGGACACAATCGGTGGCTGGCTCTAAGAGAAGTGAGAAATATATATGTTCCCTACTAGAAGCTTGTATAAAAAGGCTCTTTTCAATTATGCAAACACTCTTCAACGCCAACAATCTGTATCAGACAGCGTTCCGTCTGGCGGGTTAATGGGTCGTAATAGACCTCCTCAAACCTCTAACACGAATGAAGACGTTGTTTCAGGCATGTTCAATCGATTGTATGAACGGCGTATGGATATGCGACTAGACCGGATCGAAAGGGGACAAGACGATGCCTGATCTTTCACCAATACAAGAAAAAGCTATGGGTAACACCCCCATTCCGGGTGAAAGTCTAACGGGTGAATTGGGAGCCCTCCCATTTGAGCAGCCTCCGGAGTATCCTTCTGTAGAAGAGAATATTGCCTTCTACGCATCTTCTATTATCAACGAAGAGGTTATGCCACAGATTGCTAATCTACTCAGTGGTAAGCGGGCAGTTGCAGACTTAGCAGAAGGGCTTGTGACAAGTGGTGTTGCAAACGGTAGGCACACTGTAGATGTGGCTGTTCTGATTGTACCAATCGTTATGGAACTTCTCGCTTATGTAGGAGAGCTTTACGAAATTGAGTACGTTATGGGGGATGAAATTGAGGATGAAGACGACAGAGATGCTCTGATCGACTCCATTCTGTCTGAAATGGGTCAGACACCCGGGGCTCTCGAAGTCGGTGAAGAAGACGATGAGTATTACGACGAAGATGATGATGACCTATTAATGGAGCTAGATGACTACGAAGAAATGCCGCCAGAACCTGCTGGTGGGCTAATGTCTCGCCCCGTAGTTGCAGATGATGGAGAACTCTAATGGCTAGTTGGGGTCAAATTGGCGCGGCTATTTTTGAAGGCGTCGGTACAGGACTGGAAAAAGTATCTGCCCGATACGAGAGAGACAAGAAAGAAGAACAGCGTCTTTATCAGCAGCGGCTAGAAGACGCCAAACGCTTTGCTATGCAGGATCGTCGGAAATACGAAGAAACGCGAAGCACAGCGAAAGGGCGTATCCAGACGCTAGCAGCACAAATCTATGCTGACGGGGGCATAACGCGAGAGCAAGCGTTAGTCACGGCAGGAGATTTGTTCAAAAAGTACGGACACGACAACACTACGTACAATAAAGTACTGAGTCAAATTCTTGCTGCGCAAGCGCAGGGGGCAGGCTCCGGTTTGGCAGCTTTGGCCGCACAAGTAGATGTTGATCCTAAGAATCCGTTTACTCTTGAAGACGTAATTGATGCAGTTACCCCGCAGTGGGCAGGTTATAGCGCACCCGCACCGCCTGAAGTACGGAAACCTTTTGCCCGTACGCCAACCGTACTTGAGGGTTTTGAACGTATGGCGGAGGATTTCCCTGCCGCGCTTGAAAGCAGGCCCCGTCGAGAACTGCCTGATGTTGGAACATCCATTCCTGTTGTAGAGGCCCGCGGTTCCGGTAGCGGTTCCGGTAGTGGTAGTGGCGATGGGAGCAAGTTTGACGCCTTTAAGGTTTGGTCGAGAGCCCATGAGCATACCGCTAAAAGTATAGCGAACGAGAGCGAAGAAAAAATTACGTTTGAGGGAGGCAATAGCCCGCTACATAGGGTCATGACCGATCCCAAATCATCGCGACGAACCGTTATGACCTCTTTAATGGTGGCTAACGGACTTCATGCTGCCCAACGATCTTTTGCAGGAGAAGCTAACAGAGAAGCGCTACAAAACGCTTTGACCACTCTCGAAATATGGGGTGCTACAGCTAATAGGGGGCAGGGAATAGATTTGGGCCGTGTCAATAAGTCTCTACAGAAACGTATGACGGTACCCGATAAACCGAACTCAAGATTCCCTTCAAGCCAACCTCCCACTGTTTGGGACGTTATAAAGGATGTAGAAACTCCAAACGGCTTCTTTACAAAAGACTATGAGAAAGCAGAAGATAAGGAGGCGTGGTGGACTGACATGCTACAGACTGGCTTTTTCTTAGATGCCCGACCTGCAAAAAATTTGGCTGCGCTAATCGAGCAAAAAGCCATTGGAAATTGGGAGGCGGAGGCACCCTGAAACTAATGCTTATACCCCGCCGTAAAAAATCATCTAAAAACAAAGTTTATAATCCAAACCCGCCACAGCTTGATCTGGACTATCTGGACCTGCCTGAGTATGAACCCACATCAGGACAACCGGACCCGTCTGTAGACACAAGTGAGCTAACATCTGATCAGTGGACTCCAGAGGAACTTGAACAGCTTCCTGCTTTCGAGAGCACTGAAGCTGTAAATGCTGTGGGACCCTCCCAAAAGACGTATCCCCCTGTCAACCCTGCGGATATGACAGCTTTTTCTGTACCGACAGAAGGAGAACCTGCCGCTACACCTACACAACAGCGGATGTGGGAAAATGAACAGCATTTGCTTGACATTGAACGGTATTGGACAAACAGGTCTCCAGACGAAGGTGCGCGAAAAGAAGGGGAAACCGCAGAAGAATATTGGCGTCGGTTTATGTCAGATCACTACCGTCAGGTAACGGGTGGTCGTATTCATGACGCGTATCTGGAAGCTTCGTATCTAGCTGCTGCGCCGCGTGAAGATGCAAAGCTTTTCGGTCGCATCTTGATGGACATCGAGAACAACGCGCCTGAAATATACGATATGGAAATTGATGAGGCTGCTGAAGCTGCGTTCGATTATCTGTATTACGGCCTGTCCGATCCTTTTAATATCGCTCCCATTGTTGTTTCAGGCATCGCAACAGGTGGTGTTGGCGCTCCTGTCGCTGCGGCAGCTACTGTTGCTACGACCAAACAAGCTGCTATTCAAGTTATGCGTAAGGCTCTGCTAATGCGGGGTCTTAAAGGCGTTGCTGGTAGTATGCTTATTGGTGGTGCTTTGTCTGCTGCGCAAGAACACGGAGTACAACGTGTTGAGAAAGAGGCAGGTGTAGACCCAAACACGCGCCAATTCACAAATAAACCTGCATCAGAAATTCCTACAAATATACAACGTAACTTGACGGCGGGTGCGTTAGGCATGGCTTTTGATGCCATTCCGGGTTTGGCTAATAGCTTGTACTTCTCTCCGAAAGCTCAAATCAATCGGATTATGCAGGCTAAGCGTTTAGACTCGAATATTGCTGGTAGAAACATTAAAGAACGTATCGCTGCGTCTCTCGAAACGGATCCCGTAGAGGGTAAAGTGCCAGACGAAGTGTTAATGACTGCTATGCGGATGGCAGACGATACAGAGAAAGTAACGAAACGGGCTCCTCCGATATTTGATCCCACTAATCCCGATCCTGAACTGAGTGGGGCGTTTAACATCATCGACTACGTTGATCCAAAAACAAAAGACAAAGCATTGATTAACATCGCTGCGCCCGAAATCCAAAAGGATATGGCGGATACGATGACGTACATTCTTGCGGATTTCAAAAATCGGGATCAGCTTGACTTGCTGGATTATACGGATATCCACGGCAATAAGCATACGATGCAAGATATTTTGCACTCTTATGACAAAAAAGAATTAGGAGTTACATCTGTACTCTCCCACTCTCTGTCTGCACTACAACGACGTATTGCTAATGCAGGCGAAGACATGACGGAAGAGCAGGCTGCAAAATTCTTGCAAGACTCAAACACTATTACTGCAGCTATCGATGCATCCGGTATCGATCCTGCTACGTTTATGAAATACCTGTCTTATTTTACGTACGACCCTGAACTACATGCAGGTAGCGTAATAAAGAAAAGTGCTCACGAAGCTGCTAAGACGCTCGGTAATCTCGGTGTTATGGCGCGTAATCTCAATACTTTTATTGGCGGAGACCCTCAACTACAGAAGCTTTTGAAGACGTACCACTCCGACAAAGTACAGGGTAAAATCCCTAAAGTGTTTGACCACTTCTGGCGTATAGCACAGAACTTAGATAAAGCCCGTATTGCTACGCTGACTTCACAGATTAGTACCACTGCCCGTAACAACATTACCGGTTTAGGAATGGCAACAGCACAGACAGGTGCTGATATAATTGACACGGCTATTTATCATGCAGGTATTGCTGCCGGCGCTATCAAGAATGGTAATGCCAGTTTCCGCGGTACTCTACGCGGGATGCGGGAAATGTGGGACGAGTCTGCGCAGACGTTTGGATATCTTCTCGGGCAGTCTAAAAGTCAGGCAGTTATTGATGCGACACTCGGTACAAAAGGTATCCGTGTCCATAAACTGCTACGTAGTGTACCCGATTTTCAACAGGGTCAGGGCAGTCAGTGGCTGAGTAACTATTCTAATTTTGTTAACACGTTCAATATCGGCTCAGACATGGTGTTCCGTCGGGCTTACTATGCTCGCTCACTAAACCAGTCGTTTAAAAAGTATATGCAACAGGCTAAAGACACTGGCAAACCAATTATGATCAATTGGAAGGGGGAGTCAGTAGAAGCTACAAGTCTGGATCAGTTCTTAGAGTCTGGTCGTCGCCTTCCAACTAAAGTTTTGGATGAAGCGATTGATGATGCTTTGCACCGTACGTTTGCAGGGGAAATCCCTTTTAAGCCCGGTCTTAGTGCGTCAACGTTTATTCGGGCTGCGCAATCTATTCCGTTTGTAACGACTGCGGCTATCCCGTTTCCCCGCTTTGTGGTTCACGCTATGCGTACAGCATGGGAATATAGTCCGGGTGATTTCTTTTCTAAATCGGCACGTTGGGCTTTTGATGCGGAGCTACGTTCAGCTCACGGTGCGGATTTACGTCAGGCATTTGCCAAAGCCACAGTCGGTACGGGTGCACTATGGGCAGCATGGTCTAGCCACCAATCGTCAGATAACAACAAATGGTATGAGTATAGCGATACACAAGTAGACACTCGCGCGTTGTACCCTTCTAACGTGTATATGGCTGCTACTTTTCTGTTCAGGTGGGCACTTGAAAGCTATGTCCGCGGTCCTGAAGAGCAAGAGCGTATAATCACACCGTATGAAGTTTTGGATGCTCTTGAAGGTATCACAAGTATTCCTTTCCGTACAGGTGCTGCTGGAGAAATCGCTAATAGTATTCGATCAATCGTTGAGACTGCGGGCGGTTTGCACGGAGACAGTACAGACTTCAAAACGGTACAGAGTAAACTGGCGCAGTTTGCAGGAGAGGTATTAGGTGGATACTTTACACCTTTCCGGATGGGTCGTGATGTTATGACGGTTATTGATCCGGAAGAAGCTGTGTATCGAGACACGCAGTACGCACTTGAAGACCTTAATGCGTATGATACTATTGTGCAAACTATTCTAGCTAGCAACTTCCCTACACAGATTGGGGATAACGTTATGTTTATGGACCGAGAAGATTTCCCTTCTCGCGTTTATGTACTGGATCATGCTCGGAAAGAACGTAATGCGCCAGTTGCAAAATTTGGCGGGATTACGTTCACCCCACATACGACAGTCTTTGAAAGGGAAGCAATTAAGTTGGGTATCACCCCGCGTGATATATTCCCCAAAACAAAGTCGGCTGCGTTTGACAGGCAGTGGATGTATTCATTACAGCAAGTGGCAACGCTTGAACTGCCGTACATCATGAGCACGGACGAATACCAAAATGCAACCCGTAATGAACAACAGGGGATGTTTCTAGCACCTATTCAAGCTGCTCGTAAGCGGGTCAAAGCTGCAGCTGCAAACATCACCATTGCTACGTATGCTAATGATGTAGTTAAGTACATGGATCAATATGAGCAGGCAAAAAAAGATGGCGCGTCTACTGAAGAGTTGGCAGAGATAGCTCATCAGGTTCACCTGAGAAAAGCTTATCTATACACAAATCCAGTAGAACGCGCCAAATGGAGGACGAAGTCTAATAGACAACAGTTAGCAGTAGAAAGTCGTATCCGAAAGGAGCACGAAGCTGTTAAAGAACGTGCCGCAAAGTACGGAACGGAGAACTTTACTTACGTCGATCTACTCTTTCTTAAAGGCCCTACTATGGAAGATACAGGGCTTTACGGATGGGGTAACGCTATCACTGAAGGGCGGGTTCCGTAACCTTTCATCGGTTATCTCCTGATCCGGACAAGACGCCCCGTTTCTTACGGTCCGTAAGTTTATCTACGTTCATAGCGGCAATCTCGCTCAGAGAGTAGCCGATATCGTGTGCCAGATTAGCAAAGTACCATAACGCATCTCCCATCTCTTTTGCTATCTGTTCGTTCCAATCCTCCGGCAAGTTTTCCCTGCCATCACGGAGGATTTTTTTAATCTTATCAACTACTTCACCCGTTTCACCAGCTAGCCCCAATGCAGGGTAGATCACGGCGTTTTCTAGTTTGTAGATTGCCGTGCTGATTGCAAACTGCTGAT